CCCTGGATAGGCCATTACCAGCAAGCCTATGTCTATTTTCAGATATGCAGCGTCCGGTATGACTGCATGGACGAAGAGAGTCCAGAGCCCAAGTATCAATGCGAAGTAGTCCCCCGGGGGGTATTCCCCGATATGCCCAGCGTAATTGACGAGCGATATCTGGTCGATTTGGGCGTGTGGTATCCGGTGCCGACAGAAGAGGAAATCAAGGCTGAGTATACAAAGGGCACAAGAGGGATGGCAAATCAATTTCTCGACAGGCTAAATATAGAACAGGCCGAGCAGCCATACAGCTTCGAGATTGAAATGACGGCACTGTTCGACTCCTGGCCGGTTAAGTGGCGTGAGGTCACGCGGGGTGATTGGTATGACCACTTTCCCCAAGACATCGAGGCCGATAACCATATCCGGAAGCCGAGGATTTGCCAGGATTGCAGAGACTGGTTCGATGCCCTCGATTCGCGGTTCATGTGCCACTTCCCAAAAGAGAATTGTATGAGGGATAAATGCTTCGAGTGCGCTCCGGAGATGTATATGACCCTCGACATGGATAAATTTCTCTGCCTAAAGAAGAAGGAAAAGACTTTGAGTTACGACGAAATGCTGGCGGTCGCCAGGCGGAAACTCAGGCAGGACGAAATCGAGGCAGTAAAAGAAGACGACAGAGCGCACAGTGAGCGCTTCGATAAGTTATATAGGCAAAGTCCTAAAAATCTTAAAAAGAAAGGAGAACAAAAAGATGGGAGTAAGAGCTAGAAAAGGCTGGTATCTCTATCACAGCATCACTTGTGAGGCGGTCGACCCCCAGTATTTGGGCATCACCGAAGAGCAGATAAAAGAATACCTGAAAGAAAACCCGATGCCGGAGGACCCGGGGTATAGTATCGAAGAAATGATAGGCGATATCACCAACAGCACCGGGGCGCTGACCTTGCCAGATGAAACCAAGGAAGAAACGGCCGATTTTGTGGCCACCCTAATTGACGAATTGTTCTAGCTAGGAGAGGAAATGTTAAGAGTAATATATCAACCAAAAGGCAGAGCTGCGGAATACAAAGAGTGGGCGGTAAACCTATATAGAGGATGTGGGCATTGCTGTCGCTATTGTTACGCCCCGAGCATACTTAGGATTCCGACGCTGGAGTTCAACGATCCCAAGCCGAGAAAGGACATAATCGAAAAGCTCACAAAGGACTGCAAGGAACTCCGGTCCCGGATGGAGTCACTGCTAGTCCTGGTGTGTTTCACTTGCGACCCTTACCAGCCGATAAACGACCATCACCAGATAACACGCAAGGCAATCCAGATCCTACAGGCCCACGGGCAAAGAGTGGCTATACTAACCAAAGGCGGCCACCGGTCGCAAGCCGATATCCCCTTGCTCAGACCAGGACTCGATGAATATGCCACGACGCTAACTTGCATTGACGCAGAGCTATCAAGGAAGTGGGAACCGTTCGCAGCTCTACCTATGGAAAGAATTGGAGCCCTCGCAGAAGCCCACGACAGAGGTGTATACACTTGGGTATCGATGGAGCCAGTGCTATATCCCGACCAAAGCCTTGAGCTAATCCGGGTGTCATCCCCCTTTGTGGACGAATACAAGCTCGGCATACTGAACTATCACCCACACGCCAAGACAATCAACTGGCGGGAATACGGCCTAAAGGCCGCAGAGCTAGTCAATAACCTGGGCAAGAAAATCTATATCAAGGAAGACCTCAGAAGATACTTGAGAGGGGTGGTATAAGGTGACTTTCGTAAACCAAAGTGACCCCAGGGAAAGGAGAGGAGAAAATGTCCAGCTGTAAAAACCAAGTCCTTGCCGATGCCGGCATCAAAGGTGGGTCGGCTCCGAAGCATAAATGGACTGAGGAAGAACGGAATATCGTCCGCAGGGACTATACCCACACCCTACAGTCGGCGATCGAGATTGGCCAAAGGCTAGGAGTTACCGCATTTGCCGTCAAAGGCCAAGTCTCGATGATGGGCTTAGGGAACCACAATAACCGGCATCCCTGGACACCGGCCGAAGAGGTAAAGCTGGAGCAACTTCTTGGTCGCTGGGGACCGCGGACGGTGGCCAAAAAGATGCACCGCTCGTTGAACTCGGTGGTGGTCAAAGCGACAAGGCTGCACATCAGCCGGCGGGACCGGGACGGCTGGTTCACCAAGAGGGATGTGTGCGAAATACTCGGCGTGGACCACAAGTGGGTTCAGACGAGAATTGATACCGGAGCCATCAAGGCTTACTATCACCACGGTGCCAGGCCGTCACAGCTTGGTATGCGGGCCTGGCATATTGAGGAAGCCGACTTGAAAGAATTTATCCGCCGGTATCCACAGGAGCTAATCGCCCGCAACCTTGACATGATTATGATAGTAGATATCCTGGCCGGGGTTATCAATGGCCAAAAATTAGGAGCAATAAACGAGGAGGTATGACCCGATGGAGATTAAAAAGAAGACAATATGCCTTTGCGGGGCAGAGATGGAGTTCCTATTCGACAACAAAGTTAGAGAGCTTTATGGATGCCCCTCGCCCGATTGCGACAGGGTATTAGTGAGGCAAACCAATGGAACTCAAGGAACATTCTACCGGAAGGAGGCGATGTGGAAGGTAAAATAACATCCAAGCAGCTATTCGGGAAAGAGACGGCAAGGCTCATGGACGAGCTGGAACAGACGCAGGCAGGGGAAACACAAATTGTCTTGATATTCCAGTCTCGGTGGGATAAAATACTGGAGAAGATACTGCGAAGAGTATTTAGGCTTTAAGAAGGGGGTGACAAAGATGGCTAAAGAAGCAATAGAGGAGATAGCGGGAATAATTAAGTCTGATGCGGCAGGTTCTGTCCACTTAATGGAGAACGACAGGAAGAGAATTGCCAAGCTGATAACAGAGGCTGGCTACCACAAACTACCGATCCTGGAATGTTTGCGCTGCGGGCATACCTGGCGCCCCAGGACTGACAAGCTCCCGGCAGTATGTCCTAATCCCAAGTGCAAGTCACCGTATTGGAACAAGCCGAGGAAAGGAGCCGCTAAGTGAGAGCCTATTTTACCTATGAGCAATTCAAAACGCTGGCGGCATTGGTGAAAGCCTTTGATGCCGTGTATCCGCAGTCTTCTTATGTTTGTATTAAACGGCGCAATGGAGAGTGGGGCACATTAGGATGGGGCAGACATGAAGGGATAAATTATGACATGATTAAACTTGAACTCTCGAGCGAGGAAATTAAAGACGACAGAGCCCCAGGCTTGACAAAAAAGGAATAGTGTGTATATGCTATAAAGAGCAGACATAAAGCGATAGTCCGCTGACCGAAAAGGAGGCGAACTTTAGCGGGAGAAATCCTGCGGGTTCGTCTCTTTTTTATTGCGGGATTTCAGACAGACATATAGACGCATAGACATATAGATACATGGACACATAGGCGGATATATAATGGCGGAAACCCAAAAGAAGCAGCATGTAGAGTTCAATAGGAAGATAAGACTCCGCAAGGAGCTGATGGAGAAGGCCGGCAAGCTGACCGGCGCCTTCTATATACCCTTCATCGGCGAGGGCGATATAGCGGTCGCCTTATATAGTAATAATAGTATATATGGCGCCGACATCGACCCAGCCATGGTCGAGACAGCCAGATCCCGGTTGCCAAACGCCAATATAATAACCGCCGACTGCGACCAGTTTCCGTTCTATATAGAGGATATAGAAAAGAAAGCCACATACTCACTCGCCGACTTCGACTCCTATTCCTACCCATATGATTCCTTTCGTAGCTTCTTCAAGGGGGCTAAATTAAGCCCTCAGTGCGTCTTAATCTTCACAGATGGACAGAGACAGGCTATTATACGCACCGGCCACTATAGAACGCCCGATGGAGAGAAGCATCACCTTAAAACAGTAACCGAAAAGAGAGAGGTTTATAACTTCTATTATAATAGAATAATACTACCCTGGTTTAATGAATATATAAAGCCATATGAGGTAGTTTACATAACGAAATACCTCCGTAGTATGAATCAGCTATGCTGGGGTGCTGTAATAGCTCTCCCTTCAATAGAGAGCCATATAGAGAAGGAGAACGAAAACGGGGGGATCAAACCATACAAATTCGACGCTATAAAAAAGGCCAAGTATCTTGAGCATATAGGGAATGGGCAGACTCGGGGGTATGCTGCGACTCTCACCGGCATCCATCGGCAGACCGTGGCAGCTCACATGAAAGCGGATAAGGAGTTTGCCAGAGCGGTATCTGAAGCTGAAAGTGATGCTATAGGGAAAATGGAGAACGCGCTCTTTGAGGCGGGGACTAGCGGGAATGTTACTGCGCAACAAGTATACCTATATAACCGGAACCCCAGGAGATGGGCGGACCGGAGAAATATCCGCATTGCCGGCGAAGGCGGCGGACCTGTAGAGGTAGAGATAGATGCCAAAGGAAAACTCATTAGCCTACTCAATCGCATTGCTGCCAGAGCGGGAGAGGCAGAAGGCAGTAGAGAGCCTAACCCAACAGGAAGCTGAAGCTCTTATATATGACTGGGAAGTATGGGCTAGGCCGAAGCAACTACCGCCTGACTGGAACTGGTATATATGGCTATTGCTCAGCGGCCGTGGCGGTGGCAAGACTCGCACCGGTGCCGAGCTGACCGTCAAGTGGGCAAGAGAGGGATTCAGCCCTATAGCCCTGGTTGGGCAGACTAAGGCCGATGTCAGGGATACCATGGTTGAGGTCGGGGAGTCGGCAATACTCAATATATGCCCGCCATGGTTCAGGCCTGATTACGAGTCTTCAAAGCGCCGGCTGACATTCCCCAATGGAGTGCTGGCCATAATCTATTCAGGGGATGAGCCGGATCAGCTTCGCGGACCGCAGCATTGTTTTGTCGCTGGAACTTTGATAGCAACTCCTTGTGGTGAGCGACCGATAGAGACAATCAAAAAAGGCGACTATGTTATAACTCGTCAAGGGAAATGTAGGGTAGTAGAAACTTTTAGCAGAGTCGCTGAAGTGGGGCGAGTCAAGTTCTCAAATGGCACTGAACTGATTGCAACAAGACAGCACTATGTGTTACAATTGCTTGGGTGGATGAGGATAGTAGACTTAAAAAAGGGGGCAATTGTATGCACTGGCGAGAAACTTCTAACGGATATATCGCAGCCTATTTTGATGGCAAGAAGGTTTACCAACACAGATGGGTTTGGGAACAACATCACGGGCCTATCCCAAAGGGTTTTGAAGTTCATCACAGGGATGAGGTTAAAAAGCACAACGATATTAGCAACCTGTTTCTCAAGGCAAAGTCACCGCATCGTCGCCTACATGACCGAACTAGGGAAAGAATTATGGTTAAGTGCGAAGATTGCGGGGCAGACATTGCTAGGATTAGAAATTACCCCAGTCCCGCAGTTTGCAGGAGCTGCCAATCTAAACGAGCAGAGGAACGGCGTAAATCAGATAGGATATGCCAAGTATGTGGCAGCCACTATAAATCAAGAGAGCGGGATTTCAACAAGGGGAACTTCTGTAGCCAGCGTTGTGTCAACTTGGGAGCACGCTGGGCGGGCAAAGGTCTATAACCTTACAGTAGAAGACCAGCCCGAATATATAGCTAATAGTATTATCGTTCACAATTGCAAGGCGTGGGTAGATGAGCTGAGCAAGTTCAAGTATCCGCAGGACACCTGGGACAACCTGATGTTCGGCTTGCGTATAGGAGATAAGCCCCAGGCAGTGGTTACCACCACACCGCGACCAATCAAGGCCATTAAGGCACTGGTGGAGGATAGCAGGACGGCGGTCACCCGAGGACATACCCTGGAGAACAAGGACAATCTGGCACCTGACTTCTTGAACTATATCCTGAGAAAGTATGAAGGCACCAGGCTCGGTCGGCAGGAACTGGCCGGGGAGATACTGGATGATAACCCCGAGGCATTATGGCAGCGGGATAAGATAGATGAGCTGAGGGTGAAGAAGCATCCTGACTTGACAAGGGTAGTGGTGGCCATAGATCCCCAGGGGACCGACAACCCAGAGTCAGCCGAGACGGGGATTATAGTCGCTGGCATAGCCCATGTCGGTGACCGGATAGAAGGCTATATCCTGGCTGACATGACACTGAGTGGCTCTCCGGAGAAGTGGGCAAGTGCGGCAGTGGCTGGCTATCATAACTTTAAGGCTGACCGAATAGTAGCTGAAGTAAACTTTGGCGGGGATATGGTTGAGAGCATCATTCGAGTTATGGGTGGCGGGATAGCATTTAAGAAAGTCCATGCCAGCCACGGTAAGTATGTCAGGGCAGAGCCGGTGTCGGCGCTATACGAGCAGGGCAGGGTTCACCATGTTGGATTCTTCCCAGAGTTGGAGGACCAGCTCTGCGAATGGGAACCAGGGGATAAGTCTCCGGACAGGCTCGATGCCATGGTCTGGGCGATAACCGAGCTGATGCTTGGGACGGAGAGACTTGTGAGGTTTGGATAATGAAGCGAGATAAGCCAGCGAACAAAGTAGCTGTAATTGGAGTTTCAAGGCAAGAGGTTGATAGAGCCATAGCGACAGCTCTGGGCAAGGGGACTGCCGAGGAATTGGGTAATATGAAACCATCGCCGACAATGAAGGTGCACTTCGGTGATGGCACCGTCCTAGCGATGAACCGCAGGGATAGGCGGCGAAATCACCTGTATGGAGGCAGACTCGTGAGGAGTAGGGTATGAGACACTATCGACCGCAAGAGGGATACGGCATCAACTACAGGGATACCGGTTGTAAGTTTGCGCCGTCATGTCTTAACTGCCCGTTCCCAGAGTGTCTGGAAGTTTTGAAAGATAGGGTTAGAGCTGAAGGAAGGCATATCTCTTCGCCCAAGAAGATGGCTCGAAATCGAGAGATACGGCTTGCTTTCGTTCAGGGCAGAACTCAACGTGAAATAGCCAAGGAGTTTGGTGTTCATATAAGGACTGTTCGGCGAGTGTTGAGACAGGCAATGCCTGAAACGCCACTACAAATCGAGAGTGAATCGCAATATAGGAGAGAAGAATGTTTGACACCTTGCGCAAGCGAATAGCCGTTGCCCTTCTGCCGAGGTCGGTTAAGAAGGACGCCATGAGTCCCTTCCAGGTATTGTCAACCCAGTCTCCGAATATACCGGTCTACAGCGAGATGACAGTGCGGAAGGCTACCCGGGAAGGCTATAAATTGTCGCCCTCTGTCTACCGCGCCGTCAGGGTAATCGTGCAGGCGGCCTCTGGAATCCCCTGGATAGTGGAAGATAATAAGGGCGAAGTCATACCCGACCACGATTTTCCTAAAGTGTGGGCAAAGCCCAATCCTGAATTCTCAGGGCAGGATAATATGGAGTTTATCATCGCCCACCTCAAGCTGACGGGCAATGCCCTTGTCCAGCCAGTCATAGTCAACGGGAGGCCGAGGGAATTTTGGATATGTATGCCGGATTTAATCCAGCCGATCCCCTCGGATGTTCCAGGAGAATGGCTGAAGGGTTACAGGGTGACCAGCGGAGACGGCAGGCAGTATGATGTGCCACCCGAGCAGTTCATCCACTTTATGCAGTTCGACCCGGGCAATCCCTACTGGGGCATGGGCGATTTGCTGGCCGCCGCCAGGACTGTTGACACCGACAACGAGGCACAGGACACGCAGAAGGTATCGATGCAGAACCGAGGTACCCCTGACGGGGTTTTTGAAGCTGAAGCTATGACCAATGAGCAATATGAAGAAGCAAACCGAATGCTAAAAGAGCGGTACCTGAGCAAAGAGAAGAGGCGCTTGCCCTGGATAGTGGCCGGGGCTAAATGGCACCAGATGAGCCTAACCCCGGTAGAGATGGACTATATCAAGTCACGGCTCCACAACAAAAGGGATGTAGCCGGGGCATTTGGCATCAGCCCCATATTCCTGGGCGACCTCGAGCAGTCCAGCTATGCCAACATGATGGAAGCCCGCAAGGCTCTGTATGAAGACGTGGTGATCCCGCTGCTGGACGATATAAAGTCCACGCTGAACCTCAAGATAGCCCCGATGTATGGGGATATAGTCATAACCTACGATGTGTCCCGCATACCGGCTCTGCGGGAAGACTACGGCAAGAAGGTAGACCAGGCACAGAAGCTATGGCAAATGGGCATCCCATTCGACCAGATAAATCAGAGACTGGAGATGGGTTTTGAGGAGTTCCCGGGCTGGGGCAGGGGATATCTGCCATTGAACCTGCTACCGACCAGTGGCTCGTCAGCCCCAGCTCCAGAAGAGCCGAAATCACTGGAAGAGTTTGAGAAAATGATGCCCAAGACCTTGGCTGAAGCTATCCCCTGGCTTGAAGAAATGCGAGGCAGGGTATCTGATAAGTGGATTAGTGATGCGATGAAAGCCCTCAATCTCCAGACCGAGGAGGCTAAAACAGCCCACTGGAAGCGTATAGACAGGCGCCGAGTGGCTTGGTGGGGAGTGGTGAGTAATAAGATTAAGCCGCTGTATGAGGCAGAGGTAAGAGCCATTGAGAAAGCTATCAGGGGAAAGAAGCCTGATAAGTTACTATCCGCAGCCGATGGAGCTATAGACAGCGGAAAGGCTGAGTGGGAGAAGGTGCTGACAGCGGTTTGCGCTGCCCTCATTGAGGACTTCGGTAGTGAGATAGCCGAAGACCTCGGTGCGGAGAAATCAGATAAGCCCACTGAGACAAAGTGGATGTTTGACCCGATGAGTGCGACAGCCAGGGCGTGGCTAGTCAAGCACGGCGCCGAGAGCATCAAGACCATACTGGCCACTAACCTAGATGATGTTAAGCGAGTTATCTTGGCGGGAACGGATGAGAACCTGAGCACCGCACAGATAGGTAGGAACCTTCGGCAGTTCTACACGGACAGGTCGGCTTTCAAGGCGATGCGTGTAGCCAGGACTGAGACATCTCATGCTGCGGGCTTTGGGCAGAGAGAGGCCGCCAGGCAGTCGGGAGTAGTGAAGACAAAGAGTTGGATTTCAAGCCGGGACGATAGGGTCCGGGATGAGCATGTTCTTATGGATACTGACGAGAACCACGACATACCCTTTGATAAACCCTATTCAGACGGCTCAATGTATCCAGGCGAGCTAGCTATCAACTGCCGATGTGTTGAAAGCTATGGGACAAGATAGTAATAAGTCAGAAACAGGGAGGTAAATCATGCTAGAGCGCAAAACAGTCCAGTTCGAGGTCAAGGAAGTTGACGAAGAGGAGGGCACCTTTGAGGGTTATGCGGCCACCTTCTCCAGCAAGCCGGACAGTTGGGGGGACATAATTGACAAGGGGGCTTTCAAGAAGACTATCAAAGAAAGATTCAACCGGGTTAAAATCCTCTGGAACCACAGCACCATGGAGCCGATAGGCAAGCCCACGGAGTTGACAGAGGATGAGAAGGGGTTGCTAGTTAAGGGTAAACTCAGCCTCGGGGTCCAGAGAGCACGGGAAGTCCTGAGCCTGATGAAGGATGGCGTCATTACCGAGATGTCAATCGGCTACGACACCATGAAGGAAACATGGCAAGAGGGCATCCGGCACCTGCAGGAGATTAGGTTGTGGGATACATCGCCAGTGACCTTCGCCGCTAATCCAGAGGCGGTGGTGTTAAGCGTGAAGAAAGCTACCAGCTTTGGCAACCTACCCCTGGCTGACCGCGACAGGGAGTGGGATGCCTCGGCTTGCGAGAGGAGAGTCAGAGTCTGGGCCGGCGGCGAGGACAACATAAACTGGAATAAATACCGCCAGGCATTTTTCTGGTATGACGAGGGAGATCCTGAGCTGTTCGGCAGTTACAAGCTGGGCTTCGTCGACATTATCAATAACCGGCTTACTGCCATCCCCAAGGGCATATTTGCCGTTGCCGGCGTGCTGATGGGCGCCAGGGGCGGAGTTGACATTCCCGAAGCTGATGAGGCGGGGGTCAAAACCCATGTAGAGAAATACTACGCCAAGATGCGGAAGGAATTTGACGATGAGGACATAGTAGCTCCTTGGAACAAAGAGGAGACATTCAAATGTGAATGTCTTGACTGTGGGCATAAGCTTGAATCCGAAAAGCACTGTAGTGATATTAAATGCCCGAAATGTGGTGGTGAAATGAGAAGGGCTGAACGCCCTGGCCCGGGAAAGTCAGATGAGAAATCAGGGCGTGTCTTGAGTGCCTCTAGTCTGGATAAAGTCCGGGCGGCCCTGAACGCTCTCCAAGCACTTCTTGAAGCCGCTGAAAATGAGCCAGAGCCGGTTAAATCCACTCTACTCACGGAAGCTAACAAAGAAGCCGCAGAACTGGAGACGGTAATAGCCGCACTCAAGGCCGAGAACGAAGGCTTTGATACCAAAGAAGCCGAGAGGCGAATCGAAGCCATGCTTGAGCAACTGAGGAAATAAACGAGAGAGGTAAAACGCAATGGAATTAAAAGACCTAGCAGACATGATCCAGAGTGCAGTGGAGGAGCTGCACAACGCGGTGGAGCGTCAGGACGCCGAGATTGCGAAGTTCGGCGTAGTCACCGGTGAGACCAAGTCGACCATAGAGAAGATCAACACCGACCTGACCGAGCTCATAGGCCAGAAGGCTGACCATGACAAGAAGGTTGAAGAGCTCGAGGTCAAGCTCCAGCGCCAGACCATACCAGCCCCCGGTGCTCCAGGTGGACCCGAGGGAGCAACCGAGGAGCAGAAAGCCCGCAAGGCAGCCTTCTACAAGTATATCCGAGGCGGTGAGGTAGCTCTTGCTCCCGAGGAACGGAAAGCCTTGGTAGAGGATGCCACCGGCCAGTTCCTGGTTGAGCCAGAACTGGATGCTGAGATCATCCGCGAGCTGCCGAAAATCACTGTTATCCGAGGCCTGGCCACGGTTCGCACAATCGGTAAAGACCGCATCAAGATGCGCAGCATTGGCGGGGTATCCGTAGGCTGGGGCAAGCTGGAGACCGGCGCTGAAATCACCGAATCCAGCCCAGTTCCTGCAACGCCTACTTACCAATATGTGGAAGACCTCTACGGCCTAGCCAAGATCGGTGAAGATGAGCTGCAGGACTCCGACTTTAACCTTGAGCCCATACTGGCAGAGGAATTTGCCAGGGCTTTAGGTGAGGAAGAGGACAAGCAGTTCATACTCGGCGATGGCCACGATGTGGAGGAACCTGAGGGCATTACCAAGAATGCTACCCTTATCACCGCCGGCAATTTCGTAACGTCGAGTGTAGCGGGTGCTGTCACCGTAGAGAAGTTCCTTGAACTGCTTTACAAGTGCCCGACCCAGTTCCGGAGGAACGGTTCTTTTATAGTGAACTCCGCCACCGAACTGGCTCTCAGGCAGTTGAGAGGGAAGACCGGCGAGAGCTACGAGGGGCCATTCCTGTGGCAGCCGAGCACTCAAGAGGGCAAACCCAACACATTCTTGGGCAGACCAATCTACACCCAAGACGATGTCCTTGACCTTACCACATGTGGCACGGGGGGAGTATTCGCTATCTTCGGCGACATCAAGGCAGGCTACCGCATCGTGGACCGCATGGGCATGACCATCCAGAGGCTGACCGAGCTCTACTCCGAGGCCGGCCTAGTCGGCTTCAAGATTCACAAGCGGGTCACTGGCGGCGTCATGCGGGCAAGCCAGTTACCTCTGACCCTTATGGTCGAGCACTCCTAGTAATAGGTGAAGCGAATAGAGTCGAGAAATAAAACGGGGCGGTGAAAATGATTCCGCCCCAAAGGAAAGGTGACACATGACTGCAAAAATGCACAGAATGCACTTACCCAAGGTGGGAGAGGGCGTGCTCCACATTCCTGGTGGCACACCCTATCAGGTGGATACCGAACAGCAGTATGAGCTAGGGACATATGTGAGATTCGGTAATAAGGGGTTTGTCTACGCCAAAGCTGGCGGCACCCTCGTTCCTGATATTGGAGCCAAGCAGGCTAACAACCAGAAGATTGGCAATGTAGCCATTGCGGCTGATGCCGATGCTGGAACGCTGGTTATTACCTTTGAGTGCAATGTTGCCCTAGATGCTAACGAGCTAGCGGGTGGTGAGATAGTTGTCTTCCCTACTGGAAACAAGGCGTTTACCCGTAGGATAGTCAGCCACGCATCAAACGGTGGTGCCGCCGACTTAGCAGTAACCGTAGATTCTCCTATCCCCGTAGACCTAACTGACGGGGGCGGTAGCGTCGAATGCATACTCGACCCCTATGATGGTGTCACCCAAGACAGTAACGAATGGACTCCTGTTTTGGGCATGCCCGTGATAGGCGCTTCCGATGGCGAGTATTTATGGCTTCAAGTCGAAGGTATATCCTGGTGTGCTCCTGAAGGTGAGGTTGGAGCAGCTGCTAATTCCGTCGAGGTATGCTTCGGTGGTGATGGCGCTCTCCGATTACGTGATTCAGAATGTCTAGGGGAGCAGCGAGCAGGAATGGTTATCGCTCCTAATACTACTGGAAATGGTCAAGGCGCTCCATTCATCATGCTCAATATAGACCACTAGAGAATAGCCCCGTTCTAGTGCGGGGTTCTCCTTTCTAAGATATGGGGCGGGAGCGGTCAAGTCAGTAGCCGCTCCCTATCCCCCTTGAAAAACTGGCAAAGGAAAACTGGGAGGAGATATGAGAATAAGAATAACTAAAGCCCTTATATCAGTCTATGGCCCTATGGTTCCGGGCATGGAAGTTACTGTTCCAGATCATACAGCCTTGAACTGGATTAAGAACGGGATAGCTATGCCGCTGGAGGAACCAAAGAATATCCCAGCCGGAATGTTCTGGTGTGGTAAGCATCAAACCCTGCATAAGCTGGACTCGAGGCCAGGGAAGCGGTGCCTTAAGCGCATCGAAAAAGAGAAAGAGGAAGCGGCAGCGAAGGCTAAGGAAGCCGAGGCGAAAGCAAAGGATGAAGCTGAGGCAGCGGCTGAAGAGGCTAGGAAGGCTGAGGAGAACGCCCAGGAGGCCAAGTCCCTAGCCGAAAACAAATAAGGCATCACAGGAGAGGTTACATTATGAGAGTCAGAGTGCTGAAGAATTTCGCTGCCGGCGGCAGAACTTTCCGGGCGGGTGAGGTTGTAGAGATTAGCCCTATGAAGGCAGATGCCTTGCTTAGTCAAGGTCTTGTGATGCAGGATAAGAGCCTCGACGGTGGCAAAGAGGCAAAGAAAATAATCGGGAAAAACACCCGAGGAGGCAAGAGATGGCTGTAAAAAAACTATTAGAAAGGTATTATGAAGGCGAGTCGAGTGATGACAAACCCACCGGGGTTATTGCCGGCTCGACTTTCCGGGAAACAGATACTCAAAAGCTGTGGATAACCTACGACGGCACCAACTGGATTGTGGCCGATAAGCGAGTCAGGTTGGTTGATGAAAGTGGTGACTTTGTCGACCTTGCTGCAGTCCTGCAAGCAGCCACGGAAATGGCCATAGATACCGGTGAAGCCACCGGAGGGTCGAATACCACGCTTGTCGACACCGGTAAGAGCTGGGAAACCAATATGTGGGCCGACTCCACGTTTGAGGTTGTGATAGCGGGCAAGTCCTACCTTGGAGTTGTCATAAGTAACACCGCTACCACATTAACCTTCGCTGCATTAGCTGCTTCGGCAGCCGTTGTAGCTGGCTGCGCATACGGCCTCAAGAGACCTGTCACCGTAGCTACTTTAGCAGCTGGTTCAGCGGTTATCGGCAAGCTCCAGTTGGTTGACTCCGCCGCAGCTGAGATACTCGGCGCGCTTACAGAAAGTCCTGCCACTTATTCACTTGGAGATAGACTCAAAGCTATAGTGACTGCTCTGGCAGCTCTGGGCTATGAGTTCACCATCAACGGCGTCAACTTCAATGGCTACGCCAACATAAAGATGCTAACGCTTGATGCCAACGCTGAAGACGACGACCCTCATACTCTCCATGATGCCGGTGTGGATTATCAGGTTGGCGTTGGTAAGGTCTTCATAGCTTTCCAAGCCCTGATTTGGCTTGAGCAAATTGCCCTGGTGGGCAGGATAGGCGAATCAGATGAAGCCGATGGAGCTATCACCAAAGAGGTTCTCAAGTTTAGCAAGGGCGTTCAAGTGCCTTTCATGGAATCGTGCATTGGTGTCTTTGCTGCCGGTAAGTATGTGACAGCTGAGACCGACAGCAATAGTGACAATTACACCATAAAGTCAGGTAGCGTCCTTTACGGTGTCGAGGTAGATGCTTAGGAGAAGCCGATGTTAAAGTGGAAAGATTTTAGTATTGGCGGCTATAACTTCAATGATTGGAGTCTGGTGAAGGAGCTCTATGTCCCTACGGATGTAAGTAGTAGCACTGACAGGTCACTTCATATGAGAGGACGAGAGGCTTTACCTCATCATTTGCAGCACTATGTAATCCCGAATGATAAGAGGTTCATAGTCTTTGCCATAACCAATGTCTTGCTCTCTACGAATACTGGTATAGGCTTGTTTGGCACAGGGAAAGGCTTTGGCAGATACCCTGAGAGTCACCAGCAACCTGGAGATACGAATCCTGGCGCTCCTCTTGCTTGGGTTAGTGAGGATTGGCCCTTTGGACAATACTGGTGTAGCCCCGGAGTTTGGGGTTCTCTTGTGATACACGGAGGTATAATTTACGAGTGCAAGCTGACCCATTGGCCAGATGCTGCTAAAGAACCGGGGACTCCAGGTGGTGATGCCTACTGGGTTACTCACAATGAGGTATGGGAAGTAGATTGGAAAGAGAACAAGTGGTATTACTTCAACGAGCTTGCGATGGTTACGGTAGAAGGTGTAGCGGGGGCTTATATGTGTATGGTAGACCATACCTCAGAAGCCAGCAACAAGCCTTGCGATGGGAGCTGGGATGACATTTGGAACCCCGGGGATGAGTTTACACCTGATTTGACGTCTCAATATGGGTTCAGCAAGAAGTGTCTCAATGTTTCCAAAGGCGCAAACAAGCCTTTTGGTAGGGAGATATTAGCCGTGTTTGATGGCACTACAGGCACTTATGGACGGCGGATTGATGCCATGACCAGCGGCGGCACTATGAAAGCAGGAGCTACCCTGTTGGGTATAGAGGTAGACGCATAAGGAGATGACAGATGTCTAGTTATTGGCCTTGCAAAAAGAACGACCCCAACGGGTATGTCTTCTATGTAGGCTTGGTATCTCAGGCTGACACAAAGCTACTCCAAGCTAACCCGACACTGGCGACCGGAGACGTGAAGATAGCCAAGGATGACGGCGAACCTGTTAATCTCGCTAGCATACCCGTAGTGGATGCCGACTTTACCAAGCGTGTCAAAGTCGTCCTTAGCCAGGCAGAAACCAATGCCGACAATATCACCGTCATCTTCTCGGATGCTGCCGGCACGGAGTGGTGCGACCAGATAATCAATATCCAAACATCGGCGCAGACCCTGGATGGTGTGGTCGCTATCATTGATGCCCTGGAGAACCCGACATTGGCTCAGATAAACGCCGAGATACTAGATGTCCTCGGTGTAGACACCATCTCAGAGCTATCTCAGGGCATACCGGCAGCCACGCCCACGATCAAGACGGCTCTGATGCTACTCTATATGATAGCCAGGAATAAGCTAACCACGACCAACACCGAGCTGGGCATCCACAACGATGTCGGCACCAAGATTGTCAAGAAATCGTTGGGGGATGACGGCGTGACATATGAAGAGAGCGAGATGGAGAGTGGGGCATGATAGACTCGGCGGTAAAGAGGAGAATGGCGGCGTCCTTCAAGCCGATAACGAAGGCGCCGATACCGGATGGCACCATCTCAAAGCAGGACAGGGTGCATATCGGCTGGAATTATGGTGGCGTCTTTGTAGTCCTTGACCTAGAGGATATCCTGAGGAGAGTCAAGATAGGCTACAGTTTGGGCAGGGTGAAGCCTAACCCACATAATCTAGGAAAAATGCAAGAGAAATACACTCTGGGAGGTTGAATTAAATGCCGAAACAAATCGAGTTGACACTAACGCAGTGGGGAAAACTAAAGGGTATCGTTGCCCAGGGAGAGCGAGCAGAAAGGGCACTGGGGCCACCTGTTGAAGTTATCAATGGCGATACCAAGATTGAAATTGAAGAGAATCAGGTAACGATCGAACTAGAGGACGATTAGGAGGATAGGATGTCTCTAAGCGATACAGCCTTAGTAACCCTGGTTCAAGCTAAAGCACATCTGCGTGTGGACGCGGTGGCCAGTCTCCGTATCCCAGCCGAATATGTCGGCGTGGGCACTGGCTCTGCTACGGCGTTTTCTCTTGATAATACCCCGATAGAGGGTAGCGTCCAGCTTTATGTAAATGGCACTCTTCAAGTCGAGGGTAGCGAGAACGACTACACGATTAGTGGAGCGGATATAACCTTCGTAACGGTTCCACCAAGCGGTCACCAAATCACAGCCAGCTATGATAAGGAGGCTAGCGATACCACCTTTGAGTCCTACGATGATGAGCTGCTTGAGAACCTTATCAATGCTGCTACCAAGAAAGCCGAAGACTACACCGGGCGGGCTTTTATTATACGAGATATAACCGAGACGCATATTGGCGACAACAAGCAAGTCCTGAAGCTCTATAAGCAGCCAGTAGTAGCGGCCAGCATAAGTGCCGTGTCCGTCGGTGGTGATGCCCTTTCCAGCTGGACCGAGCGACTCACCATTGGCAGGATATACCACCTCGTTGTTTGGCCATTGGATTATGAGATTATAGTTGCGTATAAGGCTGGCTATGCTACGACCCAGGCAGCCACGCAGGCCCTGGTGCCTGATGCGGTGGCCGCAGTGCTATTGATAATTGCCAATCTTTTTGAGAACAGGACTGACCAACTCAAGAGCGAGAGCATAGCTGGGCTCGGCTCAGTCACCTATGATATCCCCAGCCAGGCCAAGGAACTGCTGAATCCCTTGAGGGTGAACATATTATGAGTTTAGCAAATATCCTGAAAGACCGGGTGACGATACAGGTGAAGACCACCACGCAGACAGCGACCGGTGAGACGGTGGTATGGTCGCCAGTGGAAACCAGACACGCTCGTGTAATCCCTCTGGATGCCAAAGCGCGGGCAGTCTATATGCAGATGCAGAGTGAGGTCAGCCACAAGGTGATATTCCGGGGTAGCGTGAGTCTGAGCTTGGGCAATAACCGCTTGCTCTGGGGGAGTAAGACACTGGAGCCGGTGGAGCCGGTCCAGGCTATCGATAATTCAAGCGTTGTCATGGTGAAGGAAGTTTAATGGGAAATGAAGCTAGATTAACATTCCACACCAAAGAGGTGATGCACTCCATGGAGCAGACAGCCTCCAAAAGAATGGCTGAAGCTGTGAATGTGGTGCGCAATACTGTGCTCGAGACCCTATCCGGCAGCCGTTCAGGCAGAACTTATTATGTCCCAGGGACAAAAAGGGCTTACACCGCCTCTGCCCCGGGTGAGCCGCCGGCACAGGCTACAGGCCAGTTGAGGCAATCCATTAAGGGAACGGTTGAAGGTGAAGGTAGGAAAGTCATCGGGAAGGTAGGGACAGACAAGAAGTATGGACCGATGCTTGAATTCGGAACTCGGAATATGGCTGCCCGGCCGTGGCTTAAAATCTCGTTTGAGAAGGCATTGCCGAAGGTAAAATCTATCCTCAGAAGGAAGTGGTTTTAGTGACTATAGATACACAGAAGAGCCTATTGACCAAATTGTGGACTATCTTAACTAGCGATGATACTGCTGATATTGGTCTGCAAGCTCTTATGGGCGGCACGGTTCGCTGCTATCTTACTTGGGCGGAGCCGGATGCCGAGTTTCCCTATCTGGTTCACAGGATAGATATTCGGAAGGAGCCGGGGACTCATGTTATCCAGAAGGCGACCTACTATCTGGATATTTGGAGCGATAGCCCCAACGCCGATGAAATACTGGCAATCAGGAAGAGGCTCATTGAACTGCTAGATGAGCTAATCTTCAGCACAGATGAAGTATATAGAGCCCACATAGAGGTCATGTCTGACGGGTTTGTGCCGGAGCCAGAGCAAGGTATCTGGCACTACGCCACCATGTGGGATTGGATATTCAGAAGGGATTCTGAGGCAGCTTCTATAGAGGGGAGGTGAAAAGCTATGAAGAAGAAGTGAAGACGCCAAGAAATCAATCCTGTGCGTTCTGGTAGGGACGTAAATAAACACTGAGAGGTAAGATTATCATGGGAAATGAATCAGAGAATGTTTTGGTAGGTGTGGCGACCCTAGCAATTCGACAACCGAACGATGCCCTTGCGGAGTGGTCATCCGTCAATCCGTATACCGGGAGTTATGCGGCCAAGCTAAGTAAGGCTGGATCGGGTAATGCGGGTAGCACTCACTTGGAGATCATCCCGACCGGCATCACGCTTGGCAGTTTCAATACCGGCGTTGGTGGAGCAGGTAGTTTCAATTTCTACTATTGCCACGGTATAGCAGGGGTTATTGGCAATTTCACCCAGATTGAGTTTAGGTTTGAAGACCCGAACAGCGATGGCCATATCGAGATCACAGCCGTCCCATTCCAGAACCAGGAATCAGATGGTATTTGGACTGCTTACGATCTAGCTACTGACCCTGCGGTTGGTTACTACGGAGCGAATGAGGTAGGCACTCGTATGGACGACTGGAGTTTATCACCGGCGAAAGTCTCTACCATAAGAGGCATAATCGGGCAACTGACCGTCGGTGGAGCCGAAGAGAGTGCGGATGATTGGGTATGCACCAGAGTGCGGTTTGAGCTTTGGGAGCCGACTCCTGCGCGATTTGCTCGCATTGATGCCGTGAGACTTCAGGGAACTCTTTACGCGATAGAGCCAGGTGGAGATGCGCCGGGTATGTCACTGAGTAGCCCATATACCGATGTAGGCTACACTGAGGATGGAGTGACGATTAATTATACTGTTGATGTCACTAACATCAATGTCGAAGAAGAGACTCTCCCCATCGCTGCACGTATTGCTTCTGGTGGGGAAGGAGTAGAAGTAGTCTGCAATATGGCAGAGGGTTCTCTTTTCAACATCGACAAAGCGATAGCTGGCAGTGTGTTGAGCGGTAACATCCTCACGATAGGAGCAGGAGTATTGAAGGAAATGTCCATCAAGCTGAAGGGTATAACTCCCGGGGGATTTATCCGAACCTATGAGTTCCCTAAAGTAGTTGCTGTGGGGGCGGTTGGGATGAGCTTCAGGAGAGCTGGGAAGACCATAGTTCCTGTAACTTTCCGGGCACTGAAACCCAGCAATGGACCTGCTGGCACCTATGTCGACAATGCTGCCTAAAAATAAGAGAAGGGGGTAAACCCGTAGCTCTAATCTATACGGGTGGTGAATGCTGATGGAAAATGATATTGAAGTCAGAGCACTACTGGTTGAGGATGTCTTTGCTATTGCTCGTATGTTGGGCAAGATTACCAAAGGGGTCAGGCAAGAGCTAGCTTCTACGCTAACAGCCAAGAAGCCTAACCCTACCGAAATTGGTATGGTGTTGTTCCAGAGTGTCTTCACCGTAGCTGAGGAAGACTTGAAAGCCTGGCTGGCAACCTTGATTGGTAAAGAGAAAGCCGAGTTTGAAGCGATGCCGGCAACAACTATTTTGGATATTGTGGAGAAGCTAGTTGAGCAGGAGGATATCAAAACTTTTTTCGCCAAGGCCTCATCGCTAGTGAACAAACTCGCAGCAGCCAAGCCCATTACGGGCTAGTTGAAAGTTTTGATTTAATCCAGAATAGATACGGCTGGACAGATGAGGTGGTAAGCAGTCTACCATTCAGCCGTCTTCTACAGCTACAAAGGTTGTTAGGGAAGGCAAAGCTAGATGAGGCTAAAGACAAACTCGCGCTGGCTGCTTTTGTAGGCTTCCAGATGGGGGCTGCTGGTAAGATGACATATGGAGAGTATTTGAGGCATCTAGGATTATCGGATGAACCTGTTGGGCGTGCCGGTCCGGTGAGTAAGGCAGGCGGAGATGCGAGGCTCGCACGCATGGGGATCGTAGCCAAGAAGGTGGAGGACAAGAGTATGAAGAAGGGTAAATAGCATGGATGTATTTTCCTTAGTTGGCACTCTAACATTAACTGGGGCTGATAAGGTCAACCAGCAGTTATCTAAGACGGAGCAGCAGGCCCAGAAAGTCCAAAAGGGTCTGCGTATAGCCGGCGCTGCGCTCACCGCTCTAGGCGCTGCCGGGCTTAAGTTTGTGGATACTGCGCGGAAGACTAACGCCCAGCTCGCTGTGACAGCGCTCAACCTAGACATCACCACCGAAGAAATGCGGAATTTGACGCTGGAGACTGCTAATGTAACTTTTGCCATAGATGAAGTCGTCTCGACCTTTGACCTGCTGGTCAGGGCTGGAATAGAGAGCACACAAATCCTGCAAAGTGTAGCAACAGCCTTTGACACACTCGGAGACGCTACCGGCTACTCAGCGAGTCAGGTTACCTCGATGATGGTGCCTGCGATGAAAACCTTTGGTCTTTCAGGGGAGGAAATGGCCACAAAGATTGACATGTTCACTTATATGTCAAGAGAATCCACTATGTCATTGGAAGATTTTAACACAATGGTCGGCTACACCACGCCCGAACTTGTTGCTATGGGGTTAACTATAGAAGACCTCACTGCCATATTGATACATATGGAAAAGGAAGGTTATGCCCCGGGTAGGGTTATGACAAGGGAGTTCAACAAGGCTGTAACCGAAGCTACGCAATCACAGATACCACTTACTCAGGCCATAGGTATCACCACTGAGGAGTTAGAAGGGTATAAAAACGAGATGGCCGGTGCCACCGGCATGGCTCAAGAATATGCCGATGCAGCCAATGCACAGTATGGAATCATGGATAAATTAAAGTTCCTCTGGAGCAAACTTACTCTGACTGTCGGCTCATATTTGACCCCCCTCGAGCCTGTCCTTGCCGTAATGACAGCCTTGGGTCCCGTTATGATATTCCTCTCTACTTCTATGGGGAAGAGTGCCTTGATGTTCTTATTGCACGGCGCAGCCGTGATAAAGAGCCATCTTGCGACTGTTGCGCATACGATATCTTCAAGAGCCCTGGCAGGCTCTCAGACTCTTGTAGCTGGAGCTACCACCGCGGCGACAGGTGCGCAGTGGGGACTTAACAGAGCTATGATGGCCAATCCAATTATAGCGATAATCGCAGGTATCATTGCTCTGGTAGCTGCATTAGTTTATATGTGGCGGAATTGGGAAACTGTATCTCACAGCATGGAGAAAACATGGCTGAAGTTCAAGATACTTGTTGGGGCAGGGGTAGATACGAGTCAGGTTAAGTTGGATGCTCTGGAGATTGAACAAGCCTGGATTGAATTGGTCAAGAAGGTAAAAGAGGAGCTTGACACCATGCTCTTTGACGTGGAGACCTACACTTCCCAAGCCATTGCAGCATTTGAAGGGGAGGCTCAGGCAGCTATCACTAGTGCTGAGAATTGGGCTAGAGCAGAGAAAGAAATCCTTCAAAAGCGCGCTGATTTCTTCAGGGATAAGCATTACGAAAGGCTCGAGCTGATAAATGAGGAGATGCTGGCGGAGATAAGAGCTATTGATCCAGTCTTAGCAGCCGAGATAGAGGCTGCTCAGGAGGACGTCAAGATACTTGAGAATAGAGCAGAGGAGCGACAGAGGATAAGAGATGAAGACCGGTTAGCTAGCTTGAGAGAGCAATTAGATGAAGATGACCTGAGCCGAAGAGAGAAGAGACGCATTGAGGGTGAGATACAAGCCATGGAGGACGCAGGGAAGGAGGAGGCTATACGAGAGGAAATCTTCCGGAAAATATCCGAAGCGAAACTGGAAGAACATTACGATAACGAGATGGTGTTAGTTGATGAGCACTTAGCGAGGCAAATATCCTATTGGGAAGACACATGGCTGCCAGCACAAGTAAAAGTCTACCAGGAGGATTTAGATAATTTCAAGCAATTCCTTAAGGATAAAGAGAACCTCACCGCCGAGCATGTTGATGAGATATTAAAGATATACCAGCGAATAGTCCCTGAAGGTATGGAATTTGAGATACCAGGAGGACCACCCCCACCGAAGCGTGAACGGCCAAGCACCCCCTGGGAAGCTTATGAGTGGGCTAAGAATTTAATAGGAATGGCTGGTGGCGGCGAAATCTCCGAACCGACTTTGCTTTATGGGCTAAAGTCTATGAAGCCTTACGCTATAGCTGGAGAGGCAGGCACGGAGTATGTCGGCAAAGCGGGAAATACTTATATCTACCATGTGAGCTTCCCGGGGGCGATCATCAGGGAAGAGCAAGACCTTGATAAACTTTCAGAAATCGTATCACGGAAATTAAGAGTAATGCAGGATAGAACCGACAGGAGGGGAGGTTTAAGAGGTGGCTAATAGCTTGAATTTTGACGGAAACGACTTGTCGGACTATGGCTTGGTGATTACCCATAGCAATATCCCCGACTTCAGGCAGGAGTATGACAGCCAGCTAATACAGGATATCAGCTATGGGTTCAAGCCAAAGAAGCCACCCAAGATAATAAGGCTTGAGGTAACAGTCCTCGCCGCCGACCGCACTACCCTGGACGGCTACCTTGATAGCATAAAGAGCATTGTCGTAACTGAGACAGCCTGCGAACTAAAACTGGATACCATAACAGATAGATATTGGAATGCCAAGCAGACTACTTTTGAAGGCATATACAGAGCGGCGGGAATGTGGGAAGGCATAGTAGTCTTCCAGGCTGACGACCCGATGGCATACGATAATACCGAGACCTCTAGCGACCACAATATAGACGCCGACCCAAAGACTATTACAGAAACGCCCTCGGGCGGGACCGGATATATCAATCCTGTTTACACCCTGACTGCCGGCGAGAACCTAACAGATGTAACGATTAAGGTAGAGAACCTAACGACAGACGAGGAGATACAGTGGACGGGCTCATTGGCCATTACCGAAGAGCTAGAGATAGATGTGGCCACTTGGATAGTCAAGAAAGAGGGAGTGGCAGATATGTCCAGCGTAACCGGACAGTTCCCTCGCTTGGCACCGGGAATAGCCAATTCAATCAAGGTGACAGCTTTCAGCGCCACCGGAAGCCTTAACATAACATACAGGGAACGATACTTATAGAAGGACAAAAGGTAATGACAGCAGAAGAAAGAATAAATCCGCCGCCCTGTCCTTTCATCGGCGTGTCAGAAGTTAGAGAAGGAGACATATCAGTCTCAACACCTATCTATCAGGGCTATCCCAATAATAGAAGGTGGCCGTTGCCTTTTATGATTATCACAGTTCCTAGAGAGGATGATGTTAGAGCTATTAAAAGATTGGCGAGCCATATAAAGGGGGAAGTGAATGTTAAAATGTTGATAGTTAAATGGGGTTCTACTACTACTCAAATAAATTAGGAGGGCGCGATGAACAGAACAGTAATTTTCAATCCGATTTTCACACAAGAGACTAAACGACGGCTAGCGCAAAGAGATATTTCAATTGTCCCCAACTGGGCAAAACATCTACCTCCTGCGTTGGTCAAACTCCTTTTTTCTCAGTCGGGCGCTGCGGGAGCGTGGACTTTCACAAATGAGGGCAGAACTAAGCTATTAGACGCGACATTCAATGTCGAGACAGACACCTTTAAGATGGCACTATTCCTGAGCACGTCTAACATTTCTGCGACTTCGACGACCTATGCCGGGCTAACCAATGAGCATGCTAACGCCAACGGGTATACAACCGGTGGAATTACGGTTGCCTTAAGTCTTACGGGGACAACTACTGTCAAAGCCGATATTGATACCGACCCGGTGTGGACTGCTAATGGCGGTTCGATAGTAGCCAGATTTGCGGTTATCTACGAAGTAGGCGGCAATGTGCTTTGTTACTGTCTGCTTGACTCAACTCCTGCTGATGTTACAGTTACGGATGGTAATACCCTCACGGTGGCTGCCCACGCGTCTGGAGTATTTGACCTTGCTTAGGTATGACTGAGAACTGATAGGAGGCTTATATGGCTTACGCCAAAATTGAGCCTACTGGCTGTGGGGAATTTCACGGCAATGTTAAGGTAAGGCTTGCTTTTTATCTGGAGCCTGGCGATGCCCGCTATGATGAACGGCACTACCTTGTGCCTATAATACCACCTGAAGGCTACCAAGGTAAACTAACCTTAATGGGTATGCCAACTAGCCAAGCTGATTATGACGCTTGGTTAGAGAGCCTGCCTAAAAAATGGGTATTAGCTCCCTTTCATAATCACTTCATTTATTGCGACCCCGACATTACTGAGCAAGAGATACAGGATATTGCTTCGTTCCATCTGCCTAACTTTTACCGAGCTTGGCTAGAAGAAAAAGATAAAATTAAAGGCGGTATGAGGTCTGGTTGGGCTGTTGAAACACGAGTTAGACCAATCAGATATGAAGGACTTGATAAGCCTGAGATATTTACCCTTAGAAGAGCACAAGCTCAAGAAAAAGCTGATTTATTAAAAGTATCTAACCTTTCTGTTCGTTCAAAAGATGTTGGTGAGATATTCCCCTCTACTGATATTGATATAGGTGTGGCGGCAACTGATAGGGGGGCTAATGCTGGTGCGACCCTTACATATATTAACGAGGATAACCCAGCCAATGATACAGGGGCAATTGATGAAGTTGAAATATTCGCTTGGACAATTAATGACTTAGCGGATTGTGAAGTTGCCACATTTACAGAAGGTGATACTGATGTCTTTTCAACTCGTGATACCGAAACTATTGGTGCAGTTACAGCAGGAAGTAAGCAAACATTCTCATCTTTAGATATGGATGTCGCCACAGGTGATTATATCGGGATTTATTTTTCTGCTGGCACTATTGAGAGGGATAACACTGGTTATATTGGACATTGGTATGCCGCAGGAGACAATATTCCCTGCACTGATGTAACATTCTCATCTTTGGCTGGTAGAACCATAAGCCTTTATGGAACAGGGGAGACGGCAGCAGTCCCAACGATAGTAACCCCTCCAACCATAAGCCTAACTCTAACCGAATATGCTCCATCTATTGTCATTGGCACTGTTGTTATACCCTCTACACTAAATCTGATAATTACGGCCTACGCCTCTATCTTGAAAGAGGTTTTAACCCCTAGCACGGCAAGTCTTACTATCACTGCATATAGCCCTGTCTTGAAAGAAATCATTACTCCCGGGACTCTTAGTCTAACTATAACTTCTTACGCGCCTTCGGTAGTTAAGGGGACAGTGGTAACTCCTAGCACGCTTAACTTAATCTTAACTGCTTATGCCCCCTCGATAACTATCTCAAATAACATCACGGTTACACCTAGCACGGCAAGTCTTACTATCACCGCGTATAGCCCTATCCTGAAAGAAATCGTTACACCTACTACTCTGAGTTTAATCCTCACAAAGTATGCTCCTATCCTGAAAGAAATCGTTACACCTACTACTCTGAGTTTAATCCTCACAAAGTATGCTCCGATACTGATAGAGGGCACGATAATAACCCCTGGCAAACTTGGTTTAATACTTACAACTTATGCCCCATTTCTCGGAGTGGCAACAGTTATAACCCCTGAGACTCTTAATTTAATCCTTACCAAGTATGCTCCAGATATCATCTTAAAAATCTATCCCTCTGGAGCTTTGGGCTATACCATTGAAGTGAGAGACAGCTCAGGCAATCTCTTGGTTGTCTTGGAGAATGCTACTGGGATAAACCTTGTGGAGCAGTTAAACCGGCCGCCGATGCTGGACTTTATCCTGCCGGCAGATGATAGCAAAATCAGTCACATAGACCCTGACAATGAGATATGGCTGAGGGATTACGAGACCGGGACATTGATAAGGAAATTCTTACTCAGTAGACGGAGTGATACAAGAGGATGATAACTACAGAAGTGAAAACGGACGGCCTGATGACGCAACTCAGCGAAGAGGTTATCGAGAGCTACGACACAGGCACCGATGGCAAGGCGGTAGAGGACATTATCGATGACCTCTTGGCCTTTCAGCGCAAGGCGACCAAGATAACTAAAGGCACCATTTCTGTCATTGGCACTAGAACGCTAAAGGTGGATGACCGGACTATTCAAGCGGCACTACTCCAGCTACAGGAGAGTATGGGCGGTTATATGTATGTGGACAACAACCGAGCACTTCAATGGCCGACTACCATTGGGGAGGACAAAGGACAGCAAATCAGATTCCGGAAGAATCTAATAGGGATAACCAGGGACATAGACTATGGCGGCTATTGCACCAAACTACACCCGGTTGGCGGCGACGAAAAGTTATCGGATATTACTCTGACGAAAATGTTAGTGGATAAGAGTAGTGCTGACCCTTACGGCTATCTAACATTAAAGGAGATGTATGCTTGTTATGGAGGCTGGACTGGCTTGGGTGATGCTTTGCCCGCCCATGTTAAGGTTTATGGAGACGATGTTGAGTCGGAGGTTGTATGGGTAAGCCCGACCCACCACTGGGACCCGGGACCGTGTTGGGCCAATGAAGCTGCGGCTTATGACGATAACGAAGCCAGTTGGGCATACAATTCGCCAGACATTCCCGCTAAGACTTGGACTGATTGGTTACATCTGGCAGTTTCATCGTTCCCAGGGGCCGGCACCATCACCGCTATAGGAGTTAGGATAAAGTTCACTGGCATCGGCACAGCTGGGATACGTCTTCGGATTGAGACAAGCCCAGATGGCGTGGATTATACGTCTGTTACATTCGTGGAATTATCCTCAGCGGATAATGATGAGTGGAAAGAATATGTTTTTGCCGAAAGGACTGTTTGGGATGCCAGGATCAAGATATACAACAAGGAAAATTACGCTACTTGGTATAAACTCAATGAGTTTGACTTTAAGACAGAGACCGGTGAGGAGAACGAGGTAACTGAGGATTGGGAGCAAGGAGCGGATGAACGCACTCTACGCTGTGCAATAGGAGATTATGGGGAGGATGTTTATAGGGTATCTTACGATTACGCTAATTACCTGATGGCCTGGGACAAGATAGTAGATGCTGACGATATCGTGGCCAAGGTAGTAACCAACAAATATGAGGCCTATGCCATATCACTATTAGAAGCCGCCATCCTTTTGTTAGACGAGCTTAAAGAAATCCCGATTACCTACATGATTAACGCTATAGATCTGTCCAAAAATAAGGATTTCAACTTTGACTTTGAGGCTCTACAAAAAGGCTCTATCGTTACTGTAATTGATGAGGATTTAGGTATTAATGTATCTGTCAGAGTAGTCCTTTTGAGAAAACCAGACTTACTAAACCCCCAGAATATAGAGCTTGAATTGAGCACTAGGGTCAAAGACATAAGCGACTACCTGGCAGACTTGCACAAGGAGATTGGCTAAAATGTTTAGCCGGCTAAAAAGAGCGCTCAAGTGGCTACTGAACTGGGACTGCTTCGAGATACCGACAATGAGCAAGGGCAAGGTAATACGAAAGCTGGAAGAGAATATGGCCATGACCGAGGACCCCGGGCTTATCGAGTTATATAAGAACTGTCTTTTTTACCTGAGGAAGATACCGATTCTATACCGTTTGAAGAGAAGGAGGAAATGACAATGGACAAATATAAATGGACAGGCCGATATGTGCTGGCTGGGTTAGCCCTCACATTCTGGGCGGTTACTTTCTGGGCTACCGGCGAGCTGCCTCCCGTATTCCTTTCTGGTTTGGTAGGGACCGCTTGGGGCGTGCTGTTCGCCAGCCGGGAGCGGGAAAAGGCAAGCGTTCAAAAACTTAGCAAGGACGCCGTGGTCCAGGCTCTCAAAGAGACTCTCGACGTTGATACCCTGCTCAAAGTAATAGGCGCCAAAGCTGAGACGGGTAAATGAAAATCATAGCTTATATAAAGGCAAAGTATTATTGGTTCTGGCACGACTACCGAGGTCGCTCCGAACCATATACGGCTTCGGCTAGGCGCGACTTCAAAAGACGACCCTGGCTATGGATAGGCCTGCCGGCCGGCTTGGGTGTAGCCTGGTATATATTTGTCTGCCATTTAGGAGGCTTCATATGAAAAGTGAAAAGAAGGACAAGGCAAATAACGAGAAGATGCTCAGGTATCGAGCTATGGAGGACCATGACATACTTGTGGCTCTGGGCACTAAGACAGAGTATATTGAGGAGCACCTTACTATTATGAATGGCGCTATTAAGAAGCAGGCTAAGACAGCAGGTGAGCATGAAAGCCGAATCACGGCTATAGAGTCGACCTGTGAGGAGCGCTCAAAGACCGTCTTTAACCGGCTAAATGCTGTTGATAACCGCAGCGGGAGCTTCCACATCAGCAAAAAGTCAATCGGCATTTCTGCCGCCGTTATATCAACTATTATTACTGTGATTTATATTGCCGGCAAAGTATTAAGGTGGTGGAGCTAAAATGGCACTAGGCGACACCAGGCGACCGTCACGGGCATTATAAAGTTAATCGAATACTTTGCTACCGAGAGGGGCGAAGCCCCTCTTTTTAATATCTCCCTCTTTTTTGAGGAGGGAAAAGACCAGAGGAGAGTTTAAGAGAGGCGAAGCCTCTCTTATATAATCAGTCCCCCTTCCCCTTGGTAAGGGGAAGTGAAGGGGCATACTTATTTAAGAGGGGCTTAATATAAGCTTAATGAAGCTTCGGCAATAACATAGGCACCAGTGCTCTTTGATGTTTTGACTGCTTTGCCATTAAGGTAAATAGTAACGATGACGCTTCCAGATTCGCCTTGATTTTGGGCGAGGATAGAAGCATACCAATTATCAAACCTGTCGTATTCATATTCATGGGGAATTGAAACATTACTATACTGTTCTATACCACCCTCATCATTGAAGAGTGTTACATTAACCCTATCAGCCGTGCCAGTTATTTTGTAGATGATAGAGTCGTATAGCCATTCTTCCTCTTCCTCTTCTGGCTCGGGCTCTAATTCAGGTTCTGGTTCAGGTGGCGGTAATGTAGGTTCAGTTATTGGTTCGGGAGTAGGACTGGGGGGTGGGGTGGGTGTGGGCAGAGGACCATCTTCTTTATAATACTCCTCATAGTATTCGTCCCAGCTAGAATACCCTTCCGGGGGTAGATGCGACTTTGGTTCTGAAGGTGAGCCACAGGCGCACAAGGCAAATACGCCAACGAGCAAGACACAGATTATAATGAGAACACTAAATCTTTTCACTTCAGCCCCCTTATATTTATGCAGTAATTCTTATAGCATTTTACCAGCGGTTTGTCAAATAGTATCTTAAAAAATAATCTCAAAAAAACTTTGAAAACCCCTTGACAAACTGCGAAAACTATGTTACATTTAGTAACGATGGACAGCCCAATAAAAGTTACAGTTGACCTACACCACCTACACACCCCATCAGAAGCAGCTAAAATGCTCGGCGTCAGTAGGATGACCCTATGGCGTTGGGTCAAAGCAGGAAAGATAACCCCGGTTGAAATCGACCGCCAAAAGCTATTTCTAGCCCACGAACTCAATCACCTTACGAAACGCACTAAAGAAGGAGAGTCAAAAACATAACCCTTAATTTACCCTGGTAGGACTCCTCACCTGACATAACATATAGATAGTCAGCTCCATAAATTGAACGTCCTACCGGACATAACGGTAGGGCGTTTTTATTTTAGCTTGTAGCAGACATAAAGCAGATTAAAAAGGGAGTATTACTTAATATCTATACGAACTAGTTATTTTGGTTGATGTAACCCTTGCTGGGGCGGGTTACATAATAGGGGAAAGGGGGTGTTAAAGAAATGAAATCACTACACACAAGACTAGACTATCAGAAGGACGCAGTGCTCAGCGTCACCGAGAATTTTGGCAGGTTCAAGGCAATGGCAGAATTTGGGGTGAGGGACTACCCGGGCTTTTGTAAATGGCTGAAGGAGGTTACAGGAGATGAGAACTACGGCGTGCGTCCTAAGATTAGCACTAACGGCGGTCGCCAAACTCTCGGCGACCAACTTGTGGAAGCTGTTCTACGAAAGGTGGCTAGTCTTGAGACTAAGCTGGCGGAGAGGGATGAAAGGATATCCGTTTTGGAGTGGCAATTAGAGCACGCCGATGGGAAGGAGCAAAACCAAGCCTTGGCTATCCTACAGGCATGTGAGACTTAAGGGAGGTAGATAATGAAACTTTGTCCGCATTGTCTCGCTAGGGGCTGGAGGTCTAGGCTCCAGCCAATGAATCCAGTAAGGGCAATAGTCCAAAGGCTACGCTGTATCTATTGCCCATGGACTGAGAGAACTCAGGAGGTAGCGAAGTGATACCAGCAGGCTGGATAGTAGGAATATGGATAGCCGGAATTGCCCTCGTTATAGGTCTTATTTGTGCGGTTATCTTTTATGAGAAGCCGTGGAAATACTGGCGAAAGGAACGGAAATGACTTTATCTACGCCTATTCTAAAGCCCATCGAAAATGCCTCACAAGCCCTCCCAGAGACACTTTACTATGCTAGCCGACTTGCCTCTGGTGGACACCAGCCAATCTACAAGAGACTTATGCCTGACGGTGACCCTATCGAGCTGAGTCCTGAACCAAGCCAAGAGCTATACAATCATTCACCGGATGGATTCCAGTGGGGTTACGGCGGCTCAGGACCGGCGCAGCTAGCTCTAGCCCTTCTGCTGGACGCCACCAACGACCGGGAAACATCCCTGGCTTTTTATCAGGCTTTCAAGTGGGAGAGGGTGGCAACTTGGGGCGACTCTTGGTCTATTACCAGGGGTTTTATTCTTATGTGGGTGAAGGGGCAACAAGACCAGCAACCTTGAGCCCGCCAGTATAATAATTCAAAAAAGGAGAGCCAATGGCAGACAAAGGACACTGTAAACATGGAGAATTTAATTTGAATGAGGGGTGCCCGCAATGTATGGAAGAGAGGCGGGCAGCCGGCATAAAGCCAGGGCAAGACGAAATGGAGGATGGCCTGAATCAAGAAGGCTTAACACTTGTCAGTGCCGAGGAGCCGGTGGCCGAGACAGCATTGGCCAATGCGCCAGGTGCCAACAATGAAGTAATAAGCTACTACAAAGAGGCATTAAAACTCCAAGCGCGGGCTGAAGCAAAAGTTATCGCCACACCCGACGATATCAAAGCGGCCACTGAAGACCTTTCGGATATCTCCAGACTGAAGAAGGCGATGGAGGAAAAGAAGCGAGAATACCTTGACCCACTCAAGATACAGGCCGAAGCTATCAGAGAGACTTATAGCACCTTGATGGACCCAATCCTAGCGGCTGATAAAATCACCCGAGACAAGATACTGGCCTACCGGCAAGAGCAGGAAGACAGGCGCCGGGAGCAAGAAAGGATAAATGCGGTAAAGTTACAGACGGCCGAGGACGAAAGGCGACTCAGCGGCAAACCAAGCGAGCCAGTGGAGTTAATTGAGGTATCGCCGACTGTCCCCACGCATGTGTCTACAGATCTGGGAGCGACCGGGCAAAGGGCTAACTGGAAGTGGGAAGTGACAGACTTCAGCCTGGTGCCTGACGACTACAAGCTAATAAACCCTGGCGTGCTAACGCGTGTCGTCAAGGCCAGCAAGGGCAAGGTAACCATCCCAGGCATCAGGATATTCAACGAGCCGATAATAACAGTAACTACGAGGTAGAGATGGCTATTTTCAGGCCGGGCAGAAAGATAACTGATATTCAAGACCTTGTTTATCAACTAGAGCAAGGCAGGTGGGTCTACTATAAGGAAAGGCCTAAAGCCCCTAGCTTTATTCAGCACATGATGTTCAATGTGGTTGTAAAGGGAATCAAAGCGGGGGTTTTTTGGACTGCGGTTAGGCCAGGAGAAAGGTTTTAATGCCACTTTACGAAGATGAAAACACGACTAGGGAAGACTTGGAGAAAACCCGCTTGAAGTCTAAATGCTCGGTCTGCGGAGCTAGGCTGAATATGTATTATGACCAAGAGTCGGGCAAGGCATTTATAGCTTGCTGGGACTGGCTCCGGAGCCACCACGAGGGCATCGAGAGAGAAGTCAGCCGCTATGAGAAAGAGGGATTGGCGGCACTAAATATACCGACAAGGAGGAAAATTATGGCAGAAGAACACGGAGAGGCAAGGACTACGGCACTGGAGAAGGGGAGATTGCCGACTACCGGAGCCCTCACACAATCCCAAGCAATGCACATCTTAAAACTGGTCTACCCCGGGGCGCCGGAAGATGAGATTGTCAGGTGCGCTTTGCTATGCAGGGACTTCGGCCTACATCCACTAATGAAGGAAGTTTACCTCATACCATTCAAGGACAAGGAAGGGGGAGAAACCTATGTAACCGCGCTTGGCATCCGGGCTACTCGCAAACTTATGGCCCAGAAAGGCAGTTATTCTTATCTGGACAATACGCCCCGGATTATGACCGAGCAGGAGCAAATGACTATCTATGGCGAGATGGACGCCATCAATATCAAGGCTATTACCAAGCTCAAGACCAAAGATGGGCTAGAGGCTCAAGGATATGGCTCCTGGCCAAAAAATAAAGAGCCGTTTGGGGTAGACAAAGGTAATAGCAAAGCCAATATGGCCTTCATCAGAAGCGAGAGAAATGCCTTTGGGCGGCTCTACGCTGATGCGATTCCCCAGGGCGTAGAGATTATTGACGAAGCCTATGTTGAGGTTCCCGATACGAGCAAGATAATCGATGCTACCGGCGAGATTATCGAACAGAAACCAGTGGCACCACCGGTATCGACCGCGAAAGAGCACTGGTGCCAAGAGCATAATTGTGCTTTTGAGAAAAAGACGAGCAGGTTCGGGACATTTTACGCTCACAAGCTCGATGGCGGATGGTGTAACGAGGCCAAGAAAAAGGGCAAAGGCGTCAAAGAGCAAAAGGCCGAGCCGACTTTAGATACTCCAGCACCGGCGGCAGCACGCCCACCAAGCACTCCGCCTGGAGAGTCTCAGCAAACCAAGCGAGACCCGGACACTATTACGACCATCAATGAGCTCTATAAAGCCTGTAATGAGGACTTCAAGCTCCAGCCGGCAGATGTTATTAAGGAGCTTGGGGTCACTTCTCAGACCTTTATTAGTGACACGCCGGCGGACTGTTATCGGAAGATTGCGGCAGTTAGGTAATAAGGCATGAGGAAGATTTTAGAAGAGTTCTGGGAATGGTTAAGCTATGTAGCTTGCTACTTGGGCGAACTCTATATTGAGGTTGAATATGCGTAAGTTAGCCTTTGCTTTAATTATCTTTTGGACGCTATATGGACTATGTTCAATCGTATTTACAAGAGATAGGCGAGAGGAAGTGCGAGGCTAATGCTCTTGTTATAGCCCCAACTCAGGGCAGGTTGCTTTGTAGAGAGGCTATAGAGAATTATCTAGGCGAGGATGCCGTTGACCGCTTTGAGGCTAGACGGCAGACCATCTCAGATAAGATGGAAGGAATAAGGGAGAAAGCTGGGCTGAGGGGGTCGGTAAAAGAGGCTATAAGAATAATTGATGGGCTGAGGGAATAATGAGTATAAGCCGATCAGATATTATCCGAGCCGGAAGCTCAATGAGGAGGGGTAGGCAGCTTGATGTAACTAAAGTAGATACAGTTAAGAAGCTACGGCAAAAGAAAGGAGGCAAGTAGTGAATCTATATGAGAGGTTTAAGGCGGGATTACTGGGGCGAAAGCCGAGGATCTGTAGCCGGGTGCGTGTGTTCACGAAGCCACTCCGGTATTACGGCTATAGATATCATCTTATTGATCCTGATGGGAGAGAGGTGGCAATGGTCAGAAGCGATGCTGTGGTAGCAGTTCGGGCACTAGATGCGATACTAAAGGCTACGAGGTAGGGGGTAGCGGAGTATGCGGAGTAGAGCAATGGTAGCTCGCCAGACCCATTATCTGGAACTGGGGGTTCAAATCCCCCCTCCGTT